GGTGTACTTTACGGCAATGTATTGACCAGTTCCAGCTTTGGTATTTTTGATGTCTGCGCCTGTAATCGAGGCGGTGTACCAGCCAGCGGGAAGTGGCTCAAAGTTATTGGTGGAAACTGGAAGGTCAGCGGCGGAGAACGAGTAATCTAATGAAGCCATGATGTTATTCCTTGATAGTGATTGAAAAAGAGGGGCGACCGGGTGTCGCGGTAATTGCGTCCATCAGTGGACGTGTAATTGATTCGTGGGCAGATTTCCATGCGGTGGCATTGATTTCCGGTGTCCACCGAAAAAGTCTTGCAAGGTGATCGGATAATCCAAATTCAGCGGCAAGCTCTTGGACTTTCTCGCTGTCAACTTTGCGAGTAATTCGATTAACAATTTTGATCTTGTATATGCCATCATCTTCATTTTGTGTACCTTCCATCTGGTTGGAGATTTTGTAAAACGCGATCATTTCGTCTTCAATGTCGCGACGTAAACGTATTGCTCTCGTTTCAACTTCTTTGGCCTCAGCCCATTGTCTTGCTAAGCTCATGAACGACTCGCAATCTTTGCAATGATATCGCCAAGGTTTGGCGCTTCCCATGGAGATAACTTACCGCTACGGTCTTTGGCTAACCAAAGCCCATCACTGTCGCACATAAGCGCACGCTGTGTGATTCCTTCGGCATCCTTTTCGACTCGAAGGGCAAAAACTTCGTCCACAAGATATGGAATTTGTTGCGCTAATTTATTTCCCGGCATGGAAGGTGAATACAAAACACGTCCAGTTTCATCCTGTGATTTTTCACATTTAGCAGAAAAATAAACATGTTTTTTAAGATCACGAAAAGCACGCATGATTTCAATAACTTGTACTTGCATCTCACCATAAGCTGCACGACCATCTTTGTTTACTCGTTTTTCATGAGACAAAACAACTTCAGCAATTTCACTAATTGAATCAATTGCTACCGATTCAAAAGCTGAAGCCTCTGCACTTTCTGAAGCCCAAATAAATGCTTCTTTCAAGCTATCCATTGAATTAATTTCAATAAATGGAATATTTGCATCAATCAATGAAAGCAAACCAGCTTCAGCACTAATAATCACTGGATTTGGCAAAGTTTTAATCAACATAGTTTTGCCAGAACCAGCTTGCCCATAGGTAACAATCTTGACGCCATTGATATGCGCGTCTGATGTTCTTCGTAAATTAATAGCCATAATTTTCCTTGTTTCACATCGTTTGGAACAATTCCGGTTGATGTGTGATTGAATTCTAACCTTACTTATGCTAAGATGCAAGCATGAAAGCAAATAAATTTTTACTTATTTCAAAAAAACAAGCCACAATAGAAGGACTGCCAAGGTATTTCACTAACGTGGCTTGCAAGCGCGGTCACTTGGCAGAGCGCAGAACGTCAACCATGGATTGTGTGGAATGTTCAAAGGCAAGACAAAAAAATGAGCAAACGCGACAGTACAAAAAAGATTACTACGAAAAGAACAAAGAGCAGACATTGGCCAGAGCAAAAATAAACTATGAACAAAACAGAGTTGAAAAAATTGCTTATTCCGTTGAATACCAACGCAAGCACACTAAGAAAATTTATCAACGAAACAAGGTGGCGTTAAATCAAAAAATCAAAGACAGTCCTTGGCTGTCAATGAATTTTAGATTACGAGCAGGCCTTAGCCATGCTTTGCGGCGCATGGGAAGCGGCCCAAAAACAGGCCGGACAATGAACGTTGTTGGCTGTTCTCATGAGCAATTTAGAGTTCACATTGAAAAGCAATTTTTAAAAGGTATGAAATGGGAAAACAGAGATCAATGGCACATTGACCACATTACGCCAATTTCTAAAGCAACATGCGAGAAAGACGTTATCGCGCTTTATCACTTTACAAATCTTCGTCCAATGTGGGCATCAGACAATATTCGCAAATCAAACAAGGAGATGTTTTTAATATGAGTAACCTAAAAAATAACCAACTTGAAGAAATAAGGGCAGCGCTGAAAGATCGGAACTTGACCATTGTTTCAGAGTTCACAGGACTGAATCCTCACACCATTTATAGATTAGTAAATGGCAAAGTCAGGCCAAATCAATCCACCATGAATCTTCTTTCCATGTATTTACAGGGTCAGGCGGTGACACATGGCTGATCTGACCAAGGTTTTAAATGGCCCTTGGGAGCCAGCACCAGAAAAAAGAGTGGCACCGCCTGACACACAATTGATTGATGCAATGCGTGCGGCTGGCTTGGAACCACCAGAAACGATTCAAATGGATGGCAAAATACATCGGTTTCGTTCAGGCACAAAAGGCTCTCCGGGCCATGGTGATAAACCGGGTTGGTATTTAATATTTGGCGATGGCATACCAGCAGGGCGCTTTGGTTGCTGGCGTTTGGGGATGGAGGTGACATGGCGTGCTGATGTTGGTCGTAAATTGACCGATTTTGAGGAAATGGCACACGCTAGACGCATTAATGAAGCTCAAGTATTGCGTGAAGCAGCTCAAGAATGGCAGCATCAAATCGCTAGTGAAACTGTGGAAAAAATATGGTTGAGTGGTGTTGCCGCCCATCCCGATCATCCCTATTTGAAACGCAAAGGCATTAAAACTCACGGCGCGCGCACCACGGGTGATGGTCGTCTTATGGTTCCACTGTATGGCGATAATGTTAAATTTGCCAGTCTTCAGTACATAGATAAAGATGGCGGCAAGCTCTATCACTCAGGTGGAGCGACAGGCGGCAAGTTTTGGATGCTAGGCTCACTGGATGAACCCGGCGTTATGTATATAGCGGAGGGCTTTGCTACTGCCGCCACGATCCATGAAACAACTCAACGCCCTTGCGTCATTGCCTATTCAGCCAGTAATTTAGTGCCAGTCACCCAGATCATGCGCGAATTACATGGGGCAGAGCAAGAAATTGTTATCGTGGCAGACAATGACGCATCAGGCGTAGGTCAGCGATACGCAGAGCAAGCCAGCGCCAAATATGGGGCACGAATAGTAATGCCGCCCATCCCCGGCGATGCCAATGATTACGCCCAAGCGGGTAACAACTTAGCCGCCTTACTCGCACCACCAAAGAATGACTGGCTTATTCCAGCCGATGACTTCTGTTCACAGCCCAGCCCGATAGCATGGCTGGTCAAAGGTTGGTTACAAGAACAAGCCCTTATCATGGTGCATGGCCCAAGCGGAGGCGGCAAGACTTTTGTAGTCTTGGACTGGTGTCTGCGCATGGCCTCAAATACCCTTGATTGGTTGGGCAATAAGGTAAAAGGCGGAAACGTGGTGTACTTAGCAGGCGAGGGACATCATGGTCTTCGCGGCAGGGTGGCAGCGTGGAAGCATCACAACCAAGCAGGTAAGCTCAATATGTGGCTTTCTAAGGATGGATGTGATCTCAATACGGCAGAAGGTTATCAGCGGGTCAGCAATTCTATTAAGCAAAGCAGCATCACTCCATGCGTTATCGTGGTCGATACGCTTCACCGTTTCTTATCTGGCGATGAAAACAGCGCCCAAGATGCCAAGACTATGCTGGATAGTTGTAATGCCTTAATGATGGAATTCAATTGCTCAGTAGTCTTGGTGCATCACACTGGCGTATCAGACGAGGCCCAGCACCGTGCCCGTGGATCGTCAGCATGGCGTGGGGCGCTGGATATTGAGATCAGTATCGTGGCGAGTAAAGACGATAAGCCCATGGAGATCGTGCAGCGGAAGTCAAAAGATGCAGAGATGGCACAGCCGATCTATGTGAATTTACACAGTGTTGCTATCCCCGGATGGTTTGATGAGGATGGCGCGGCGGTCACTTCAGCGGTCGTAGTGGAAGCGGAAGCACCACTAGAAGCAAAGAAAATTAGTAAATTAGACGGGCATCGAAAGCTGTTTGAGAATGCTTGGTGGTCATCAGGCGCTGAAATTCGGGGTGATTTGCCATACGTTAGTCGGTCAGCTTTGAAGTCTAAGCTGTCAGTTGATGGGTTTGCAGAGCGCACAATTGTGAATATGTTGACACCATCAAGACAAGATATGGTGGGAATGTTGCTGCAAGGTGAGGTCATTCAGGTGCATGAACATGGCTGGATTTTGGTTGATCAGGTGCATTCCAGTGCTATGTTGATGCGAAAGAATATGTCATAACTTTCTTGGGGTAAATGAAATAATAGGGTAAGATGGGGTTTTTATAGGGTCTATTTATATGTATATCATTGAAAATTCTGTTCCAATTCCATCAAATAAAAAATGTAAATACCCATTTTCAAGCATGGAAATCGGTCAAAGTATTTTTGTAGAGGACGCCAAAATGAAAGGGAATTTGCATCAAGCATCAAAAATGCACGGCAAATCTTTGGGTAAAAAATTCATTGCACGGTCAATAGATAACGGCTTGAGAATTTGGAGAATTGCATAATTTCTACCCTCCCCTACCCTTTTAGGTAGTTTAGGGTAAGGGTAAAAAAGTGACAAAAACACATCAAAATCTACCCTCCCCTACCCTCACACCTTTAGGGTGAGGGTAGAAGGGTAGAGATGTAGTTGAGGTAATTGGGTAGTTCAATTTAAGAAAGTGAAATATGAAAGCAAACGATACACAGGTGGGTGGTAAGCATTACAAACAGATGGGCGTTGAGCCTTGGGATGTGGTGGACACATGGCCTATCGAACAGCAGATTGGTTACTACCGAGGCAATGCGTTGAAGTACATCATGCGTATGGGTGCAAAGGATACGGCGAATCAAGAGGCGGGTAAGGCGGGTCATTATGTGCAGAAGCTGATTGAGGTCTTGGAGATTCGTCATGCCAGTAACGCCAACTCATAATCATTGTGCGATGTATGGGTGCAAAGAGCCTAAGTCAAAGCTGAATAGTTATTGCATGGCGCATGGAGGCAAAGAGAATAGCTTTGTGCGTCAGAGTGACAGTATGTACAAGACACCAGTATGGCGAAGCATTAGAAGGCGTCAGATGAGCCTACAACCGCTTTGTCAGGCTTGCCTATGCCGTGGTATTGTTTGCTCTGCTTGGGCCGTGGATCATGTGTTCCCTTGGCGTTCAGTGGGTGGTGAGGCGTTCACACACAATATCTTTCAGAGTTTGTGCCAACCTTGTCACAGTCATAAGACAGGACTAGAGCGACATGGGATATGCGAACAGTATGATGGCGTGGTAAAGCAGCATTCTATCGACGACTATGCTTACGCAATGCTCAATCAATCGTAAAAATATGCCGATATTTGACCCATTTTTGGGCATTTGTCGGAGAAACTTAAATTTTTTAGGTATGCTAAAGAGCAAGCGCGGTAGTAAAAAACCACAAAAGGGTTTTTTGGAGGGGGTATGCAAAATTTTCATAAGGATAAGATCATGGGCAGACGATTGCCAACAGAATTACACATCGTGCATGGCACGAAACCAGAGCATGATGGTGGGTTGCTGCCTGAAAACGTAAGACAGCGAATTCCCAAGCAACCTTGGTTTGATGACTTTGCCAAATGGGATGCTGACGCCTTCATTAAATCCACGGCGGATTTTTTGTGGGAAACTTACGGTATCGGAAGTGAACAAGACGGTCATGTTCTTTGCGCACTGGCGGATCAAATGGGAATCTACATTGAATGTAAGCACAAGATTCAAATTGATGGCATCATTATTACGTTTCCAAATAAAGCCATTGGCCCCAATCCATATTTAACGGCGGGTGATAAAGCCTTGGCGCGTGCTTTGGTGTTGATGAATGAATTGGGGTTAACCCCTAAAGGGCGTTTGGCGACCAATACCGCCAAAGATGCCAACAAGAAATTTTCAAAATTATTAGCAGGGCCATAAGCCAATACAAAATATGACATACGAAGACGGGATTTTTTATGCGGTGCAAATTGTCAAAGGCGAGATTGTGGCTTGCCGCAATATCAAACTGGCGGCGCAACGCTTTCTTGACCAGTTGGAAAACAAGACGTGGGCATGGGAATTTCATAGTAAATACGTTGACCATTTCCTGAGTTTTTCGGAAACCCTCAGTCACACCAAAGGCCCAGACGCTGGCAAACCTTTGATACTTCAACCATTCCAGATTTTTTTGATCTGCGCCATGTATGGTTTCAGGTCGAAAAAAGATGTAAATCGGCGCATGGTCACGGATGTGATCGTCTTCATTCCGCGCAAGGCGGGTAAGTCAACCCTGATTGCGGTCATTGGGCTTTATGAATTGATGTGGGGTGAAGCTGGCGCTGAAGTTTATACACTGGCGACTACGCGGGAGCAGGCGGGTATTGTGTTTCACGCTGCGACTGGTTTTGTGGAGAATATGCCTAAAAATGTGGCAAGTCTCTTTAATGCCAGCCGCCATCAAGTCACCAAGGCTGGCGACAGCCAAAGCGTTTTCAAGGCGCTCTCACGCGATACCAAGAAAACCGGGGACGGTATGAATCCCTCCTGCGCCATTATTGACGAGGCGGCGCAGATCGTGGATCGCAATTCAATCGAGGTGTTGCATTCGGGCATGGTGGCGCGTAAAAATCCATTGCGGATTTACATTACGACTGCCAGCTTCACAAAGGAGACCAAATTCTATGAGGACATGACCTTGCTGGAATCCATGCTGACGGGCGAAGCTGAAGACAATCCCCGTTGGTTTGGTTTGCTTTACAGCCTTGACCCTCAAGACGACTGGCGCGATCCAACGGTCTGGTCCAAAGTTAATCCCATGCACGGCATCAGCGTTTTTGAGGAAGCGATCCACGAACGGGCAGAACAGGCCAAACATAAGCCAGCCGCCTTGAATGAATTTTTGTGCAAGACGCTTAATGTTTATGTCAGCGCCAACAGCGCCTGGGTGGATCGTGCTTTGTGGGATGACCCCAAATGCGCCATCGTTGAGGAACGAGTGCCCGAGGCTGTTTTCATGGGCTTTGACTTGGCGGCAATTCGAGATTTGAACGCCGTTTGTACGCTGAAGCGATATGCGGAAGATGACTACGAGGCTGAATTTAAATTCTTTTTGCCAGAGGCTGGCTTTGATTTAATTCCGAAACACTACGCTGACATTTTCAGAATGGCGCGGCAATCGGGTATCCTCCAATTGACGGAAGGCAACGTGATGGATGATCGGCAAATCAGCGATTACATTACTATGCAGGCTGAAAAGTACGATATTAAAGAAATTGGGTTTGATGCCTACAATGCCGCCAGTCTGGTCGCCCGGCTCCATGATGCGGCGCTGCCCGTGAAAAAAGTCGGGCAAGGCATGGCGGTTTTGAGCAACCCCAGCAAGCACGTCGAGAAATTGATTCTCAATTGCAAAATCAAGCATTCCGGAAACCCTTTTGTGGGTTGGCAGCTTGGAAATTGCGAAGTTTACACAGATGTGAACGGAAACGTTAAAATACGAAAGAATGAGGCTGACAAATCAGCGAAAGTTGACGGCATAATCAGTTTAATCATCGCAATGCACTGTTCATTGGATAATGCGGCGGTCTCTGGGTTTGGGTTTCGAGCGTTTTAAGGCAATATTATGGCAATAACGGACATTTTTAAGCGTAAAGCGGTTGTTTCTGACGAGGCAAACACGCTATTTGGGCAGAC